ATTGCAAGGGCACACAGTAGTTCTGCATTATTAGAAGATGGTAGAATATTTTATCCATCAGGAAAAAAATGGGCAAAAAACTTAATTGATATATGTTCTGCCTTTCCTGCAGGGGATAATGATGATATAGTTGACACTTGTACACAAGCGTGGCTAAGATTGAGAAAAGGTTGGTTTATCACACATTCTACTGATTATGATGAAGATGATCAAATAGAAGAGAAAAGGATGACTATATATGGCTAGAGAACCACAAGTAATTCCATTTGCAGAAGCGATGCCTTCTGATGACTTTGAAGTTGAAGAGATAGGCAACGAAGAAGTACTTATTGGCGATCCAGAGCTAGACAATGTGGAAGAAAAAGAAACTGGTTTTGATGAGAACATAGCAGAAGAGTTAGACGAAAAAGAATTAAACAGAGTTGCTAGTGAATTAATTAAGAATTATGAGACAGATAAAGATGCTAGGTCTGAATGGGAATATAGATATAAGCAAGGATTAGAGACACTTGATCCTAATGGTGGACAAAGCGAAGAAGAAAACCAAAGGGCAACTAGAGGACTAAGTACAGTAGTCCATCCTATGATTGCAGAAGCAGCAACACAATTTAACGCAAAAGCAATAGCTGAATTATATCCAAGTGGCGGGCCAGTCAAGACTGTTATAGTTGGTGAGCCTAGTGAAGATATGGAAGAGCAAGCCAAGCGTGTAAAAGATTACATGAACTATCAGATTACTCAAGAGATGCCAGAATACTTTCCTGATCTTGACCAAATGTTATTTCAGCTACCATTAGTGGGTCATACATTTAAAAAGGTGTGGTGGGATGCAAACTTAGATAGGCAGTGCTCTCAATTTGTGAAGGCAGAAGATTTTATTGTATCGCCAGAAAGTAAAGATTTATACACCTCATCTAGATATACCCATGTAATTAGGATGCCTCGAAACGATTTTAACAAATATGTTAAGACTGGATATTATTTACCAAGCAAATATATGGCAGACGATATTGACCCAAGTGGAGATATTGGAAGTGAGATAGAGGGCGTTGACCCTTATAATTCAGATTCAACTGATGAAGTTATGACATTGTTAGAGATGCATTGTTACCAAACATTTGATGGTATAGATGGTGCAGAAGATGACGATGAAGATAATGTCATAGCTTTGCCTTATGTAGTTACAATTGATTATGATGCAGAAACTATAGTAAGCATAAGACGTAATTGGAATGAAGAAGATGAAAAGCAAATCAAGAGAGATTGGTTTGTAAGTTATAAGTTTTTACCAGGCACTGGATTCTATGGTTTTGGTTTATATCATATGATAGGTGGATTAGGCAGAGCAGCAACAGGATCACTTAGAGCATTATTGGATAGTGCGGCTTTTGCTAATATGCAAGGTGGTTTTAAATTAAAAGGTAGAGTTACTGGTGGTGAGATGCAAATCAATCCTGGTGAGTTTGCTGATCTAGATGCTACAGTAGATGACGTAAACAAAGCTATTATGCCACTACCATTCAAAGAGCCATCGCAAACCTTGTTCAATTTAATGACTGCCATAACAGATGCAGGAAGAAGATTTGCTAGTACTGCAGATTTAAATGTTGGTGATGTAAACCCAAATGCCCCTGTTGGGTCTACAGTTGCATTAATTGAACAAGGTAGTAAGTCATTTAGTGCTATACATAAAAGATTGCATTATTCACAAGGGCAAGAATTCAAATTACTTGCAAAATTAAATGCAGAATATTTACCAGAAAGTTTTGAATTTGCACAAAGTGGAGTGACAACTACAGTTTACGCAAAAGACTTTGATGAGCAGATAGATGTAATACCAGTCAGTGACCCTAATATATTTAGTACTGCACAAAGAATTGCACAAGCTCAAGCAGTTTTGCAGATGTCACAATCAGCACCTCAACTGCACGATCAATATGAGGCGTACAAAAGAATGTACGAAGCTATTAGAATTAACAATATAGATGAGATACTAAAGAAACCAGAAGAAGCATCTAAACTTGATCCTATTAGTGAAAACATGAGTTTGATGTATGGCAAACCTATAAGAGCATTTCCAGAACAAGACCATGACAGTCATATTGCAGTGCATATGCAGTTTATAAGTGATCCATCACTAGCTGGGAATCCAGGTGCTAGATCAATGCAACCATTGTTGATTGCACATATAGCAGAACATATAGCGTTATTGTACAGGCAGCGGATGCAATCAAGTATCAATATGTCACTACCAAATATGCCAGATGTTCGTGATCCTAAGTTTAAGTTTGAGGACATTGATCCAAAGCTAGACATGATCATAAGTCAGAGAGCGGCAGAGGTTGTAAAAGCATCGCCACAAATGGAAGCTATCAAGCCACTTGTAGCTATGTCTAAACAACAACAAGCACAAAACCCTCTACAGTATGCACAAGAACTTGCTAAACTAGAGGCAGAGGCGTTAAAAGCTAGAACACAAGTGCAGATACAAGCTGATCAAGCTAAAGCACAACAGAAGTTAGCAATCAATGAAGCAGAAGCTAAACAAGATTTACAAATAGAACAAGCCAAGTTACAAGCAGACTTACAAGGAAAAGTCCAAAAGCTAGAATTAGAATTACAACTAGAAAGAGAAAAGAACGCTATTAAACAACAACAGGAGATAATAAATGCCAATAGTGATAACACCAACAGGACAATTCGTTGATTCTGTAACTGGAAACCCAGTAGACTTACCACCACAAAGACCAGACTTACCAAGAGATGGTAGCGAAATGAATTTACAAGCGGCTATGCCTGATATGTCACCTAAAGCAATGTTTGGGCAATCTGTAGGTGGTGCACAACTAGGGTCACCAATAGACCCAGGAAGCGTTGTTAGACAAGATGAGATTGAAGCTATAGCAGGTGCAAGGAATTCATCGCCTATGACTGATATAGAAAAAGTACAAATGCTAATGGATATGGGATTAGACCAAAGAACTGCAATTGAAGCAGTTGCTATGGAAAAAGATATGCCACCAGTCGATCCAAGACAATTTAGTGGTCAACAACAAGCACCACAACAAATGGGTCAAATGGGTGGACAAATGCCACAACAAGCTATGCCACCACAAATGGCTAATCCAGGAATGGGTTCATTAAGTGGTGTTCCATCTGGTAATGAAAGACCAATGGTTATGCCTACACCTAGACCAGAAGATTTAATGATGAGACAGATGCCTTCAGGAAGAGATAGAACATTCAATCCTAGAGATGCAATCAATCCTTATAATGCTCCTAATACATAAGAGGTAGTTATGGCTCAACCAAATTCATATGGTGCATTAGGTGGTATAGGCAAAAGTGATATGGCAACAATATCACAAGGTTTGCAAAATCAAAAAAATGAAATTGCAAATGTATATGGCTATGGAATTACACCAACTGATGTTCTTACTACAACATTAGGATTTGTAACAAATCCAGTTATGTCAACTGCACTAACTTTGGGGAAAAGTATAGGTCAATATGGATACAATAATGCACTTAACAATGCTTTGGGTCTAGAACCCACACAAAACGCCATGCAAAATTCTAGGACTGGAAGAGATGTTAACCAATATGCTGATGTTGATAAAGATGGTAAAATAACAGATAAGGAACTCACTAATTTTGGCAAAATGTACTCTAACAAAATAAATGTAGATACAAGAGGACTTGGAGTTACTAATTCTGCAGTAGGATCAACTGGAGATTTAGGTGGTGGAAAAGGTGTTGGATATAGTGGAAGCACTGGAGGATTTCTTGGGTTTGGCAAATCACCAGGTGTGAACGAAGCTGGCCCGACTGGTCTTGGTAACACAGAGCAGACTGGAGCACAAACATCAGTTACAGACACAACTGCTGGTAAAGATATGTCAAATACATTTAGTGATGATGCAGGAGCTTCTTCTGGAAGTGGTGGCACATATATTTGTACTGCATTGTATGAAATGGGTGACATGAAAAAATATATCTACAAATATGATCAAGTATATGGAAAGCGTGTTGACCCTAACGTATATCGTGGATATTGTGTATGGGGTAAGTATGTAGCTACAAAACTTAGAGCTAGAGGAATTGTATATAAGATAGCCAAGCCACTTGCATTAGGATGGGCAAGGCAAATGGCATTTGATTTATCTAAAGGTAAACATGGCAATAATAACAAAGTTGTAAAAGTTATAAGTCGCATTGGCGAAAGTGTATGCTATGCACTAGGAGTTATAGCAAATATAAAATTAAAAAAAGGAGTTAGATATGGCTGAAGTCAATGTAGAGAACATGGAAGAGAACGCATCTTTGTTTGAAGAGAAGATGGGTTTCCCACATAATGCTGATGGTTT